CACAATACTAACAGGAATAAAAGGATTTTCAAAAAAAGTAGCATATCGATGTTTCCCTGTTGGGCAAGCTCCGGCACTACCTTACATGTGCTATGAGGTTGACGATTCAAGAAATGTCATCGGAGATAACGAAGTCATCAAGGAAATTCTTGATGTCGATATAGATTTGTATTCCAGAAAAAAAGATACAACTTCAGAAGGATTGATTGAAGCTGCTTTGAAAACGGCGAAGATTCCGTGGAACAAGACAGAAACATATATCGAATCTGAAGATTGTATTATGGTCACATATTCAATAACACTTATATGAGGTGATAATCATGGCAAATAAAGTTAAATATGGCTTGAGTAATGTGCATTACGCAGTTGCCACAATAACATCAACAGGTTCTACTACTTATGGAACAGTAAAGCCGATCCCTGGCGCTGTGAATCTTTCGCTTGATCCTTCAGGCGATCTTGAGCCTTTCTACGCTGACAATATTAAATATTATATTGTAAATAACAACAGCGGTTACGAAGGTGATCTTGAGATTGCTTTGATTCCTGATGAATTCAGAGAAGATGTTCTTGGAGAAGTCAAGGACGCAAAGGGCATACATGTAGAAGTTACAGACGCAGCGTCAAAGTCATTTGCATTGCTTTTCCAATTTGAAGGCGATGACAAGGGCACAAGGCATGTTATGTATAATTGCACGGCAAAGCGTCCTTCAGTTTCAGGAGCAACAAAGGAAGATTCAACAGAGGTACAGACCGAGACATTGAATCTTACTTGTGGCAGCGTATACAACACATCATTGCAGAAGAATGTTGTTAAGAGCAGATGCCTTAATAATGGTGCATCCGCAGCAATATACACTGGATGGAACACTTCGGTTTATCAGCCGACAATAGCAACAACGTAAGTAATAAATATTACAAGAGGATAGGGATAGGTCATGACGGCTTATCCCTTTTTTTGTTTTAGAAGGGAGATTTATGTTTACAAAAATAAACATGACAATGGCTGATGGTTCAGAAAAAGAGTTTGAGTTTATCAGCAATGGAATGACGCAGTACAGATACAGACAGTTAACAGGTCGAGACTTGATGAAGGATGTCACAAAGTTAATTGATGATCGTCAGCAGTTAAGTGATGATGCTGATTTGACCGTTTCGGATAAGTTGGCTTACATCATGAATATGTCAGCAGTTAAAGCTGATATGAACAAGATAAATAATGAGACATTCTATGAATGGATTGAACAGTTTGATTCAAGCAACTCAATCAATGTTATGGGAGAAATCATTTCTATATATTTTGGCACAAAGAAGAGCACTTCAGAGCCAAAAAAAGAGGACGGAGAATAGACCGAGACATAAACACGGCTCTGTATGTTCTCCGAGCCAAACAGATGGGATTATCGTTGTCAGAGATGGAAGAACTTGAAGAGGGGTTTATAACTGACATGATAATCGAGAGTAACAACGATAATTGTGAATATAAACAATTAGCGACACAAGAAGATTTTGATAAATTTTAGGTGATATTATGGCAGACCGTATAAGGGGAATTACAATCGAGATCGGTGGTGAGACTTCCAAACTTCAGGACAGTTTGAAGAATGTCAACAAGCAGTTGAAGGACACACAGAATCAGCTCAAGGATGTTGATAAACTTTTAAAACTTGATCCGAAGAACACAGAATTGCTTGCACAAAAGCAAGAGTTGTTGTCCAGAGCCACAGAGCAAACGGCTGAAAAACTTCAGAAGTTAAGAGACGCACAGAAGGCAATGGATGATGCCGGTGTGGATAAAATGTCTGATGACTATATGAAGGTTGAGCGTGAAATTCAGGAATGCGAACAACAGCAGAAGAAATTTACGGAAGAAGCCAAGCAGACGGATATCCAGATTGTAAAATGCGGAACATCCATGGCTGAACTTGGAGACAAAGCCAAGAAAGCAGCAGACGCAACAAAGCCATTGTCAACAGCAGCAGCCGGAGCATTAACAGGCATGGTTGGACTTGCGGTTAAAGCTGGACAGAGTGCGGATGAGATAGCCACACTTGCAAACCAGAGTGGAATTGCAGCCGACACCATTCAAAAGATGCAGTATGCATCAGATTTGCTTGATGTTGACATGGAGACAGCGGTCAAAGCGGCTGCGAAACTGAAAAAAGGTTTAGACACGAACGAAAGCACACTTGTTTCAATGGGTGTTGCTGTTCGTGATGCAAATGGCAATTACAGAGACATGGAATCAATTTTCATGGGCACGGTTCAAGCTCTGTCAAAGATAGATAATGAGGTCGAGCGTGATAAAGTCGCAATGGATCTCTTCGGAAAGTCTGCTGATGAATTAGCCGGATACATAGACGATGGCGGTCAGGCATTTAGAGAGCTGTCACAACAGGCACAGGAAAAAGGTCTGATTATATCCGATGAGGACTTGCAGAAAGTAAACGAGTTCAATGATACATTGGATGAGTTGAAAGCCACAGTTGGAATGGATTTGTTGAAAGCCGGAACAAGTATTGGTCAAGCATTACTTCCTGTTTTTCAACCAGTGGCAGAAGCTATCAAGAAAGTAACGGATGCGTTTGCAAATTTATCACCTGAAACGCAGAAGATTATTATGATAGTTCTTGCATTGGTGGCTGCTTTGAGTCCTGTCCTATCAATAATTGCTACGATTTCCATGGCATTGCCTTTACTTGTTCCGATAATTTCTACGGTCGCTGGTGTTATCTCTGGTCCTCTTATCTTGGCAATTGGTGCGGTCATAGCTGCGATTGTTGTATGGGTTAAGAATTGGGATGACATCAAGGCAGGATTTATCGCTTTTGGTGAAATCATAGCGAACACATGGACTATTGCGGTCAATTCAATAGAAACGGCGATCAACAATATAAAAATTGCTTTTGCAGAGTTGAAAAATAATGTATCAGAGAAGATTGATGCAATAAAAGAAAAATTCAACAACTTCATGCAAAAGGTCACTGAGATAAAAGACAAAATCAAGGAAACGTGGGAGACAATCAAAGGAATTCTAAGCGGTGAATTGCCGACTCCGAAGATTAAACTTCCGCATTTCAAGATAACAGGCAGTTTTTCGCTTAATCCTCCGAAAGCTCCGAGCTTTAATGTGCAGTGGTACAAAAAAGCAATGGATGATGCTTATATTTTGAATGGTGCAACGATATTCGGTCAACAGGGTGGATCTCTTCTCGGTGGCGGAGAAGCTGGAAGTGAGACAGTTGTCGGAACAGAGAAATTGATGCAGATGATGTCTCAAGCGGTTGGCGGTCAGACAGTCAATGTCATCCTTCAGGGCGATGCATCAGAGATATTCAGAGTGGTTAGACAGGAGAACACGCAGTTCTATAAAGCGAATGGGTATTCTCCATTAACAGGAGCATAAATCATGACACAGGGTAAATTGATTGAAATTAAGTACACAGAAAACGGAGTTGCGAAGACTTATGATCTGTCAAAACATGTGCCGATGGGAACATATAACGTGAATGTGCTTGAAGAGTTTGAGGAGTGGACGGATTCAAACTATGACATACACAGGAAGCTCTTAAGGAATAGGGTTGAAGGAACATTCAATCTGAAATTCAAGAGCATTTCTGATTATGAGGACTTTTTAACAGCCATCACGAAGGCAAGAACAACAACAGGACAGAATTACATCACGATGAATGCATTCGCAACGAACAAAGGCACGAATTACACAAAAAAGTTTTACATTGAGTTCACTCCGAAGAATGATCTTCCGTACATGGTGGATTCAAAGAACGATGCATTCACAGTAACGATTAAGGAAGCAAGAGCATGATTGATGTTTTAGACAAAAATAAATATCTGTCGGACAGTGCTTCTTTCTCGTGGACAGTAGCATTTCCGAGCTTAAGTTTAACTTATACCAACAGCGGAATCGTGAAGGAGTCTTTCAGGCTCACAGAGAGTCTGTGTGACAATGATTCATTGGAGTTTGTGGGTTGTATCGCATCATGCTGTCAGGTGTCCTTATATGACGTGCAATACGATCTCAAAGGGCAGAGAATGACGGTCATGGTCGATGATTGTCCGATGTTTGACGGAATCGTTGATTCTGCTGAGATACAAACACCATCACTGATTAAAAAGATAACAGCGTATGACAAGTTGTATTCGATATCCGATGTTGATGTTGCTTCATGGTATCAAGGATTAACATTCCCAAGGACATTAAAGCAGATTAGAGATTCTTTGCTGACATATTTGGGATTAACATGGGAAAGCGCAGATCTTCCGGCAGATGATGTTAGTGTTGCAAAGGAATATGAGCCGAGAACGCTAAACGGATTGGCATGTTTGAAAGCAATTTGTCAGATTAATGGCTGTTGCGGAATCATCAACAGATATGGTCGGTTTGAGTTCCGATATGTGACAAGTGCATGTGCTGGGTTGTATCCGTCAATTTGGACATTTCCCGGTGCCGCAACATTTCCGAGTGGACAGACAACAGAAAACAAATATCTGCTCGGATATTATGAGCAAATGAAGTATCAGGAATACTATGTAAATCCTGTTACAAAGGTACAAATAAGACCGAGTGAGGACGAGATCGGAGTCACAGAGGGAAGCGGAGACAATAAATACATCATACAAGCGAATATGTGGGCAAGAAATTTGAGCGTTCTTGTTCTGCATAGCGTAGCGAGTGGAATACTTGACAAGTTGAAAGATGTCGCATTCCATCCGTGCAATATCAAGGGCGATGGTTTGCCATTCCTTGAGGTCGGAGATGTTATCGAATATCCTGTCAATCTTGACAATGTTTCTCAAGAAGGTGGATATAATGCGAGTGTGTTCTTGATTATGTCCAGAACATTCACAGGAACGCAGTTTTTGCGTGATACGTTCACGTCACGAGGAGAAGAAAATCAGAGTCTGTTTATCACTGATTTGCAGACGCAGATTGACACCATCAAGCAGTATGGTGGCGGTGGCGGAGACAAGTATTACACCAAAGACGAGATGGACGAAATCCTGACAACAGACTACTTTACACAGGCAGAAACTATTGACGAAGTATCAGAACAGGTCAACGATTTGGAGACTCCGACAGGGTTCACGATTCAGAGCGTTTACACATTGCCATCAACAAGAGATACAAACACAGTTTATCTGATACAAGGTGGTGTGATAATTCTATGAAGCCGAGACAGAGAGAACAACAGAAACAAAGTTCGAGGATGTATTTGAGGAAACACGATCATCGTGATGTTATCTATCAAGACATGTATCACAATGCAATGTGGTGCAATACAGAGGACATTGATGATGAGTTGGTTTGGGTAAAATATCCGAAACATGCTCTTCTAGCGTACTCGAACGATAAACTCGGATGGCTCGATGCTGATAGGCAGTTCAGATATGGCATCGGCGGAGTTTTTAATACTTCTTATGATAGGGGCATATACAGAACCGATGATTTGGCTGTTGCGATGGGCAGAGATAAAGTTCTTATCACTGATGATGGGATTGTTTGGCATGATGTGTCAGACCAAGTAATCGGAGTGACACCAACAAACGGATTGGATATATTCCGATATGGTGCTAATGGCTTGATTCAGATAGAAAACCATTCTGCTCAAGGTTATTATAAAGTAAAAGGCATTGAGTTTACATATGACGAAGATGCAGAAGAGTGGACTGTGATGAATTTTGCGGAAGTCCGCACTCATGACATATCAGCGTTAAAAGCTTATTATTGGGGTTCTGCTAGTGGCGGAGCAATCATTGAAGAGCTGACATTAATAGACAATGATACATCTCCGCCTACGTTCAAACAGGAATTTGTCTTGTTTGATGAGCACGGTTGGACAATACAGAGCACAGTCAATCCGGCACAGCATCCAACATTTGGCGGTGGCACTCGATATCTGGTGTCAACGGCGAGATGTGGAAACATATCGTGTAATATCGGCATATCGCAGACAAGTAATACAAGATGGGCGGACAGTTGGAGATATAAGGTCAGAATTGCATCAACGCTAGACAACGGAGAGACATTCAATGTGTTTGAGCCTGAAAACGTGCATGACATGGGCGGTGATGCTTATTTTAGTTCGCATGTGCGGTGTTGCATGTTTACGAGAAATGCGGTTATTTATGCGATGTACGGAACATTTTATGCTGATGCGACTTCAGAGCGTGAACAGTACGAGATGCAGATGTATAAATCGACAAATGGTGTCAGTTGGATAAAGGTCGACTTGCCGACATGGTTGGACATGCCTGTCATTGAAGGTGGCGGAGTCGATGTTGACACAGAACCGAACAAGGACACGTTGAGAATTGCGATCAACCCAGAGCAGACAAGCAATGCGGACTTGAGATTGTTTGACATGTTGCCGATGAAGAACGGATATATCAACCTTGACGAGTTGGGAAACATTCAGTTCTGCGATGGCGAAGCAAGTAATGAAGATTTTTATTTGATGCTTTCGGGTTCGGGTTGGAATGCTTTTTGGAACAATGAATATCTTGCGGAAAATGCAAAAGCGTTCTCGTGGAAGACAGCGAGTGTTGCAGATGTTCCTGATGAAGTAATTCCATATGATTATGTTTTAGGATAGGAGAAAAAACATGGCACAATATACAGCGATATTTACAAAACCGTATAAGGACGGATATGAGAATTTGCCGAGTCAGAATACACCAATCACGGCACAGACTTTGAACGATAAAGATGACGCAATTGTGAACATTGAAACGTATCTGTCAGCAAATGACATTCCGTCAGATGCGGAAGGTTTGAGCTATGACAACACAGGCAGCGGTTTAACTGCGGATAATGTTCAGAGTGCTATTGATGAGATAGTGACGGACATTCCGACAAGTGCATCTGATATAGGCTATAGCAATACCACGAGTGGGTTAACAGCCGACGATGTGCAAGAAGCCATAGACGAAATAGTATCGGACATTCCTACTGTCAACAACGGGACTTTAACAATCCAAAAGAACGGCACTGATGTTGCGACTTTTTCAGCAAATCAGAGTTCAAACGCAACGGCAAACATACAGGTAGTAGAACCCGACTCAACAATCAAGACCAACA